GGTAAACCGCCACAGCGAAGCACGTAATGATCTAACACCTCTAATCCCGTCGGAGTGACAGGGATTTGCATCGCCATATCATCGCGCTGTAGTGAAATCGATTCGGACCCAAGCCGCTCTCGAATGATAGCGAGAGCGGATTGAGCCAAATCTTGTTTTGTCGAGGCCTTCGCCATTGACGCTAGCCCTTAAGATCCCAACCGTCGTCGTCGCCCAATTCTTCGAATTCTGCGTCGGTCGCCTCTTCGAAAGCGTTATCCTGTGCGCGAGCTCGGGAAGCCGTCCGTTGCTGTCGACCGCCGCCGCGAGACGGCGCTTCTTCACCGTTCAGTTTTGCTTCGATCTCTTCTGCGTCCGGTACCCGGGCAAGCGCCAACAAGTCAGGCATTTGCATCCGTAATTGGTCCATTAGCGCCGCGTCGTCAACGATAGGACGTGGACGCCGAGCGAGATTGACTGTGTATTTCGTGTCGAACTTGCCGGTACCTTGTCGATCAATAATGACATCGATACCTTTGATCGGATGGGTGTAGTTGCCACCCATATCTTCGTCGCGGCGAAGCGCAATCAACGCCTCGTGAATCTGTTTCCCAAAGCCGAGAATTTGCGGGCCTGCCGACTCGTCTTTCCGATTCAGCACAACCGCGAACACACGCCGCTTTGGCATCAAATCGCGAGCTCTCTTCGAGTCTTCCGTATTTTTTGAGCGAGAAAGTAACGACGCCTCGTTGCACACGGGGCACTTCTCTTTTGCCATCATGCGCGGACACGCGAAAGAGTACCGACCACCGTCGGGTAGATCGATGTAGTGTTGATAAACTACCTGAAACGGCGATTTCTTCCCCGCCGCCGGAGGGAAAATTCGAACGACGTTTTTCCCGACCGTCAGTTTCATGAATCCGGCACTACTTTCCTTGTCGAGCTGTTCTTGCTCTTCGGCGGCCGTATCCACGTCATAGTCACCCCATTTTTGGAGCTCTGTTCCCGGTTCTTTATTACTCATAGTATCCTCGTTTTTGTTTGGCTTGTTATTGTTTGGCTTGTTGGCTTGTAACCTGTGGGCCTGTTGACACGCGCTAGGCGTGTGAAATTACTTGTTTAGTTGGTTCGCGATTATCTGATCGCGCAACACCGGATCGGACATCATTTCAGCGCGCATTTTTGCCCCGAGCGATTGAAGCATTTCTCGTTTTGCTTGTACCGCTTCGCAACGATTACGAATCGCTTGTCGTTCGGCGTCAGCTTCGACGAGCTCTAGATAAAGCTCCGATACTTCGGGATGCACGGTGACCAACGCTTCGAGGTCGCCGACTGTTTTCTTCACACCGCTAGCCGCTGCCTCTTCCCGCACCTCTAACCCGACACGCGCACGCGCTTTATCGTATTCGAGCTTCGCGAGTAGGTAATTACGAATCGCAGCGCTATGCCGCTCATTCCAATACGCAATATCGACCGGAACGCGTATAAACTCCGCGTCAAGCATTGTCGGCTCGATCGTTACACATTCGAGTAGGTATTCGTCAACTTGAATGTCACGCATCGGAGCCATACCGGTTTGCGATTCAGTTTCAAATTCGGAATCAATAGAGACTTCTTCGTTTTTTGTTTTTTTGGCCATGTATGCCCCTCTTTCTAGACTGCTAATTTGTAATCTTCCAACGACCCCCACGATTCCCCACGTTTCATATCAACTACGAGAGGAACACCCGCGCTTTCCCACTGTGTCATGATTCGTTGCGCGTTGTGGGCAACTTCTTCCACTACGTCAGATCGTACGTGAAACATTATACTATCGTGAACTGTAAGCACAAGCTCGGCGGGCAACTTTGAGTTAATTAGCCACGGTACGAGCTCCGTTATCGATGCTAGGCAAAAATCGCTCGCTGTTCCCTGCACGGGCGTATTGACAGCGCCATTCTCAGCATTTATACGACGACCTGAATCGTTATCGGCAATCGAGAAAAGTGGGCGTCGTCGCGCGCGTTCGCCCGCCCACCATGTCCAAACAAAGCCCGTATTCCGAGCCAATTCGACCTGTGCCTTACACCACTTGTCAAATACCTTGAACTCGCCTTTTATCGCATTGATTATCTTTTCAGCTTCGCGAACGCTGCAACCGAGTTTTTGTGCTAAGCCTTTTGCAGTCATGCCATAAATAACACCAAAGTTCGGCACCTTCGCTTTGCTGCGATGCTCTTTTGTGACTTCGCTCGGCTCAATACCCCACGCCACTTTAGAAATCAGTTCCGCTGTTCTTTGATGGTAATCTACCCCCGCCTGCCAAATCGCAAGCATTTTCGGGTCTTGGCACAGCATCGTTGCGACACGTAGCTCGAGCTGAGAGTAGTCAACTTCGAGTAGCTCCCATCCCGAGTTAGCTACAAATAAATCACGCGCAAATTTCGCGTCTTCGTCTTTCGGACGAGATATGTTCTGTAGGTTCGGCTCATTACAATTATGGACCGCAATCCCACCCGCAATAAAATTGTGTGTATCCTCAATCTCCAAGTCGTAAACTTCACCATCTACGCCAAGATCCTCCACACGAACAACAACGTGGTTATTCCCGCATCTTGCCGCGCGAGCAATTGCCGCCGCTTGAAGAATGCTTTCCCGCCGAACAGTCCGACTTTCCTGTTTAATTTTGGCACAATCAAAACCTAGCGAAACTAGCTTACTTCGAAACGTCGCAAAATCCCAATTTCCAGCTTTAGCGGCAAGTGTGATAGACCATTTATTCGACTCGAGTAATAACGTAGCCTCGGTAACCGTTAAGTCTCTCCAGCTCCAATTTTTAGCCCCGTTTGGAACCTTCGGCATAATTCCAGCAGCATGCTGTTGACGCATCCGCGCTGATCGATGCTGCCGCAACGCGTCCGGCAGATTTATACCATGCTCTGATAAGTGATCAACCGCCGACTTACCAACAAGATTAGGCGCAACATTGTTAAGCTTATTCCCGTCGACGTGATGAACATGCTCGGGGCAATCATTAAAAAAATGCTGATAGACAAATTTATGCTCTGCAAGTTCTGTTTCGTGCGTCGCCCATAAACGCGCGTAACCGTACGCGTTCAAACCACGACTAAGCGCACACACACGATCACCACGCTTTAAAGCATCAACACGCCGGTAAGACCCATCAAATAACCTAACCAAATGATCGGGGGTTAAATCAACAAAGCCTTTCGAATACCCCCCCTGCCCACGCCAATGCAAACGCACAATAGCGCGACAACCATTTTTCAACACATTACGCACTTTACGAATAGCCAAACGATTATTTTTATCAAATGTGTATACGTAATCGCCCGGGCGCACTTGCTCGATAGGTACACCGCCCGAATACCGAGAAACGTCGCGTATTACCTCAATCGGCGTCCCTTTTGCAATACACGACAACCGACCGGTACGCGTCCCGTCGATTTTTATCGATGGATGAATTCGCCCATCGGGGCAAATATGCCGCTCGATTCCTTTCGCGAAACCGAATAGCTTACCGAGTCGCCGCCATTCAAGTAAATCATCAACTACCGCATGCTGCCCGCGCAGCGCTTCCAACGTTTCGTGATCGGTCGAGCTCTCTCCCGTATCCGTCGTTTTCGGCGGGTGCAAACCAAGTTGTTTGTACAACAAGTTACCAACGCTTTTCGGGCTGTTTAAGTTCAAGCCTTCGTACTTATCAAAGCGCGTTTTTATAACTTGCATTTTTCGATCGAGGTGGCTTTGGTATCGCTTGACGTTCAGCTCTCGTGTAGGAATACCCCACCGCTCAACGGTTTTTATCGAGTAGTTAGCTTTGCTGACAATCTCCGTCCAAACACGTTTTACGACCGGTTCTTTTTCTAAACGCCCCTCTGTGAGCTCACATGCGCGCGCCGTAGTCAACGCATCACGTGCGTTGTAGCGAAGCATCACAGTATTGTCTATGAGACCGTATGTGTACGTCTTCGGCTTCTCGTCGGCGTTTATGCAAGCGTTCAGCAAAATAGGATTGTCGATAACTAACCGCTCACCTTCGGGATCTTCCCTGAATCGCTTGCGCGCCACCGTCAGTCCCGTTTGCGCTTTCTTTAGCGCTTTTTGTGCTTCTTCTTTGATTCCACCCAAACCGACCAACTCGGCGAGCACATCGAGGGAGGCGTCCACGTCAGCCGCAAGTAAACGACGCTGTAAACGCGCGTCGCCTTTGTAGTTCTGCAGTTCAACCCCAAAAGCACAATCTACCGCGTGCGAATCGTACTTTAAGTTCTGTCCGGTTTTTCCGACATTCGGATCGCGGAGCAAAGCACCTAACGGTTCAAAAATATCCGGAGTGTAGAGAGCTGTGCGATCCCACACATAAACTGTCGAAGAGCCGCGCGCACACGCCGCAAGAGAAATAACAACATAGTCTTTCTTGTACTGAATTCCCACCGCCTCACAGTCGTATGCAAACCATTCGGCTGATCGCAGTATGTTGCACGCGATTTCCGAATCAACGCGATTCTCAATTACGTAGCAATCCTCTTCCCACGGGGGCGGTTGCGGAATCTCGCACGTCAACGCCCAGCGAAGATCAGCCTCGAACATTTTTCGCATGAACTTATTTCGAAGCGCGTTGACGGGATTGAACAGCTCAAACACCGGTATCGGGTCATCGCTATCATTGATATTTTCGTTGTACAGCCACCCATACCCACGCCGAACCGACATGAGTGGCACAGATCTTCCGAGAACTCCCTGAATAGCTTTCCCACCCATCGCGACAATGCGCTGTGGTTTCACGAGACGAACTGTGTGGGCAAGATAACCGCGACACGCCTCTACCTCTTCTTTTCCAACTGCGCCGGCTCCCCGTTTCGGATAGCAACGCACAGCGTTGTCCACCGCAATCGGTCCCGCCCAAATAGTCGCCGCGTAGCGCTGCAGAAATCTTCCTGTTTTACCGGTAAATGGTACGCCGCGCTTATCCTCAACAGCTCCGGGATAATCGCCGACTAGCAACACACCGCCCGGTTCACCTGCAGCCCGCATACACACCGAAGAAGCCTCGTCACACAAACCGCACTGTTGACAGTTTGGATTCGCAACAAGTGCCGGCTCTATTTCGACAGCCGCCTTCGGTGTTTCTGCGTATAGCTGAATCGCTTTCATAGATTACTTTAGGTTCATCCCCTTAGCGGTTCGCGCGAGACGTGTTGATAATACCGCACCCGCGTTTTTCAACAGCGGAACTTGTTCTTGGTATTTAAGCGCTTCCTTCTGAATCGCCCCCAACTTGGTTATACCGTGATCTTGAAACGCGATTATAACTTCGCGCATAGTCGTCGCCGCGAGCAATTGCCCAAACAACGGATCGGGACCGTCAGCCGATTTTTTTTGTTCTTCGGCAGGTTCTTCCGGCGCATCGGTCGACTCTTCTTCGGATTCTTCAGAAGTTGTGGCTTCCATTTCTTCTTCAGTGTCGACAATGATCGCGTCGTCTTCCACCTCTTCGGGATCGTCCGGACTACCGGTTACGGTTTCTTCCGGATCCTTCGTCATGTCGTCAACAACAGAGCTCTTTTTCGTCGCTGGTTTGGCTGCAGCCGAACGCGTACGACGTTTCGGGGGCGCTTTTTCCTCTTCCGCCTTTTTCTCTGTCGGCTTTTCTTCCGGTTCCGGTTCTTTTACCTGTGCCTTTTCCACAGATTTTTCTTTTTCCACCGCTGTGGACTTTTGATGACCGCCACACTCGTTCTTGCATTCACAAACAAGCTGTTCTTGTAAAGCCTTCGGTGCTTCAACTTTCCCGAGCTCGGTCAAAGTAAACGCAAATTCCATTGCGTCACTTTTCACACCGGCCGGTTGATACGCGCGTAACTCACCGGTTCCCAACGCGCGCAGCAAATCGCTCGCCTCTTCCAAGCTTACGCCGTGTATGTGCAAGCCGTCACTGTCCACGGTAATCCGCCGTGGAACACCGGCGACTTCCGCTTCTCCTGAATAACTGTTTAGTTGTAATAGTGCCATTACTCGCCTTCCCTCCACAAACCGCGTCTTTCAGCGATCCATTTGGTTATTATCAAATTTCCCGAGTCGCCAAGTGCGCGCACATCGCTATCGCTATGCAACTGACTTTTTGGAATTGAATGTTCTTCGAAGTCTTCGTCAACAACAACGATAATGTTGTTTTCGAATTCTTGAACGCAATTCGCGCCTTCAATAAGTATTGAACTTCTACCATACTCCTGAATCATACTACCTCTAAAGTGATGTGCGAATCATCGGATACCAGATGTTGTTATAACCTACCATCTTACTCGCGTGCAAATTTATTTAATTCGAAAAGTGAAAAGTTGCCGGGATCGAATGTAGGAGGCAAGCGCACAAATGATGCCTCTTTCCCGGATCGGCGTAGCACTCGCGCTAAACTACGCGCTTCTCGCCACGCGTCGCCGTCGAGCATGATTACCAACGGCCGTTTAGCGTCGAGAAGCAATTCGACTTGATCATCGGTCGGTTTTCCCAAACACGCAACCGTATTCGGCCAATGAGGCAACGCGTCGAAAACGCCTTCGACAATCAACGCCGGGTCGCGCGTAGACACCGACAAAGCGGTAGAGTTAAACATAATCTCGCCCCGCGGCATTCCCCGCGGATACAAATAGCGCAACGGCGCTTTTTCTACCCAAGATCGACCGACCCAACCAAACCACTCACGGCCAGCTTTTACGGGAACAATCACGCGATATGCTGCTTTTCCGTTCAGCGTAGCACCAATCCCGATTTCTTGGCACGTCTTGCGAGAAATACGTCGCGAGCTGAGATAAACTCTCGCCGGCTTAAACGCATAAGCCGTCAAACCATCGCCATCCCCCAAAAGAGTAAAACCTTCGGGTGCCTCGAGCTCGCCGGGATCGGGCGGTGTGATTTCCCCGAGCTCGGCGTCTTCTAAACCGGTTGGCGCGTACGGTAAACGCCCGGATCGCCCACAACGAAAACAATGCCACTTCCACGTACTGACAAATATCGCAAGAGATTGTCGCCGATCTTCTTTCCCTAACGACTGCAAACACAACGGACACGCTACCCGATACCACCCCGTCGGGGATGGCGAAGCATTCGCAAACGCGGCTGCAACCAAGTTGTTAGTAGTCGTATAGCTCATCACTGATACCAAAATCTTCGTCGCGCGTCGTCGGCGCGATTCGCCCGTACTCGAATTCTTGGGGAAGATCGTCAATAGTTTTTCCCGTTTTTCCCATACGATTTTTGGCAAGATAATACGAAAGTAAATCGCCGTCGCCTTTTGGGTTCATGGTAACAACCAAATCAGCGACGCGAGCTTTATTTATGCTATCAGCAATATCGTCAAGTTCTATGCGCTTTTGCCCCTTCGTCATTCTCTTTGGCTGACTTGCTGTCCAACACCAAATGTCGCGTTCGACAGAATAGTGACGAAGTCCCTCGAAAACAGTACCG